TTATCCATTTCGATGATCTTTTCGATAGTGCCTGGGCTTTCCAGAAGATGAAGGAAAAGGGATTGCTCCGCTTCCTCCGCGTCCAAGATTCCCGGCCACTGGTAGGCAACACTCTTAGCCGCCTTGACCACTTCAGGCTTCAGTATAAGCACTCGATCATTCATTGTCAAGTCAGACCTCCCACGAATTACCATCAACGGTGAACTTACCTTTAACAACAGGAACAACCTCCGGCTTCACATGCTGACCATCCACCGTCAACAAACCGAACCCCATCTGCCAGTTACCTGTGGCTTGCTTCAAATACTGTGCAAGCCGCATGTCCATCAGATGCCCAACCTCCATCCCGGTGACACCCCTCACCACGTCACCACCAAACCCGAAGGTGTGGGAGCCGATGCCCATGCGGTGGGTGTGCCCGATGACCACCGACGTTTGGAACTTCTTCGCCGCGTTCAACGCCGTGTTACCGGCGATCCCCGACAACGAAATGCCGCCCTTGTGCCCGTGCGTGGTGATCCAACCCGGCGCAACCTTGTAAAAGGTAGGTAGCAACGTCACACCGAACCCGTTGAAATCCAGCAGGGTTTCGATGTTGAACGCACCCGACTCAGCCAACGCCGGGGCGTACTTACTGAGGTAGGTTCTTGCCCGTTCATCGTGGTTGCCTTCATGCACCCCTACGGGGCCGTCATAGACTTTGCGTAGCGGTTCGAGGAAGTTGCGTTTGGCGTGATCGGAGTCAGCGAACACGCTGCCCTCGAACTCGCCGGCGGTCCCTTTGTTCCAGCGGGACGGCTGAGGCAAATCCAACAAGTCACCGATATGGATAACCTCGTCGGGCTTGTACTCCCCGATGAATCGGATCACAGCTTTGACAGCCTTACGGGACTCGTAAGGCATCTGGGTGTCCGACACAACCACGATACGTTTCGTCATGTTGCCCTCTCAACCGGGTAATCCAGCCAATCATTAAGATAAAAAATGGCTTTCTGAATGTCTTGCTGATCGTTGTCTTTCCCACCGAAACCAACCCGCCAAATGTATTTGACAGCGTTAGCCAAACGGGGATCGCCCAACCATCGGATAACATCTAGGGCTTCGATAGCACCTTTCTGCGGTTTACCATCGGGTCCAATAAAGTTGAAGATCGGGCCGCGTGTGTAGTGGTCTGGGTGGTTTACCGGGTCATTCATCATCGTCGTCTGGCTCCCACACGTAATCGTGGATGGTGTCTACGAGCTTGCTGAAGGAAGGGAATCCCACAGACCACCGGAAAGTCCATTCACCCTCAAACATTGATTTCCTCTCTCGGATAAGTTTCGATCAGGTACTTCAACAGGATTGGTTCATACCCCACGATGGGGTTGTAGCCTTCTGCTACAACCACAGGCACAGACTTGGCCCCAACAAGATTCAGATACCTTCTGGCCTGTAGGTCCACGCTTACGTCCACCACTTTGTGTGGCAAACCTGCTTCTAGCAGTTTCGCTAGCACCCGTTTGCATGGGCGGCACCCCGGCTGGGTGTAAACGGTAATCACGGTTTGATCCTTTCCATAAAAGCTTTAGGGCCATGCTGGGTAACGAACGAATTAACGTCCTCACCCGGTGGCATCGGGATGACTTTCGCGTTGGGGAGACTGCCGGCGACGGTGTTAGCGAACTGCCTACCCGCATCATCCCCATCGGCTAGCACATACACTTCCTTGTACCCGTAAAACAATTCCGGAAAGTGTTCCTGCCAATTGTGCGCCCCTGGCACCCCGACTGTCGGAATGCCTGCGATACTTGCGGTGATCGCATCTATTTCCCCTTCTGTTATTGCCACCACAGGGCTTGGTTGCAGGAGTGCTTTGGTGTTGTAGAGGCGGGGTCTGTCCCCGGCCACTGTCATGTATTTGCCGTGCCCGGTGTGTTCGTGGTCCTGAATACAGCGGAACCGGATACTGACCACCGACCAGCCATGCTCATAGGATTTGCGTAGGTAGGGTATGGCTAGGAACCCTTTGTGCATTTCGTGGCCGGTGGCGGGGGTTTTGACGTAGCCGAGTTTGTATCGGCTAATTTCTTGTTGGATTGAGGGCCAGCCCAGTCCCCTGCGGGTCAAATACTCGGCGGCTGGGCTGCCTTCGAGGTCTTCGTGGTATCGCAGTGCCGCCTCCCGCAGATAATGTTTCTGCGAGTCGCTTAGCCTCTGCATACCGGATACCTTTCTGGTCGATGAGTAGTTTGATTGCGTCCCCTTTCACCCCGCACCCCAAGCAGTTGAAAGCATCTGCTTGGTAGTTGATCGCTGCGGAGGCGATACTGTCTGGGTGGAATGGGCAGATGGTTCGCACCCATGTTCTGCCGTTGTCCGGTGGTGGTTCCCAACCCGGTTGTAGGTGTTGGATGGTTTCAACTATCACTACCTACCACTTCCAGGTCGATGCGATCCATTGTCAAGCCGCCACCAACAAGGTATTCGATGAGGTCCAGCAGGTCATCGGGTTCCAGGTTGGACTGCGCTTCGATGGTGAGTTTGTAGTGGATCATTCTGTGTTGTCCTGCCCGTCTGTTGTCTGTCCAGTAATCTTTGAGGTTCCCTTTGTACCGGGAGTACCGTTTCCAGTTGAACCTGCCACTGTGCCTACCCATAGGCTTTGGCCGTTAACAAGTCACGAATAGATATCCAGCCCATGAACTGCTTACCAACATACTCGGTGTAGGCGGGTGGGATAGCTTCTGCTAGTTCCTCACGGTTACACCAGTCGATACCCATTACCTCGCGGGCTTTAGCTATGGGAGCTATGTGCCCTGAGATTGACATGACGGTGCCGGGTTTCCAATGCCCAGCCTTCGATGCCGGCATCACATGGGCAGGATGCACAGGCTCATTCAAGTCGATGTTGGACTCGAACAGCCGGTGACGGTACAACTCCAACCCAAACATTTGCCCACACAAGGTGATCGGGTTGTTCAGCGGTGACCCTGGCACATTCTCTATGACCCACGGTTTATTGAACTCAAGCAACGCTTGGCGTGTGGCATCAATCAAATCGGGGTACTTTTCAGCCAAACCTGGGCGGCAATTCGACATAGCCGAGTGGCGCTGGCACGGCGGCGAAGCGTGGATCGCATCAAAATAATGCCCGTACTCGTAAAGAAACTCTAAAGCATCCCCTTGGTTGAAGTGGAACGGATAGTTTTTCTGCGGGTTAATGTCAACACCGGTTACCTCGAACCCTGCGCGGTCATAACCCGCGCTGGCCCCACCAGCCCCGCAGTAAAGATCAAGCAATCTCGGTTTCATCATCCTCCATTGTACGGCATAGCTTATTCATTGTCAAGTCATGTCGGGTGTGATGCGCCTTCCGATCACCCTGACCGCTGGTGGTTCCTTCAGGTAGTCGATAGCCCTTTCCAGGGCATCTACCGAATCCCTGAAATGGCCCAGGACCTTCGAGTTACAGGTCGAACACAACAACCCGCGCACCACCCCTGTGGCATGGCAGTGATCCACCGACAGCCGTTTACGGGCACCTGTGGCCCGCTGGCAGATCGCACACACACCCAACTGGTACCGGTAGATCGCCCAGTATTCTTCAGCCGAAATGCCGTAGGTTCGCGCCCAACGCTGCTCCTGAGTAGCAGCCTTAGACTTAGAACGCTTAGCTCTGTGATGCGTGGCACACCGGGGTCCTGGGTGCGGCGCTTTACGGCTGGTAGTGATCCCTTCATCGGCGCAGTCGATGCAACTCCTTCTTTTGTGCCGGCGATCCTGGGAACGGTGACTAGGTGTTCTTCTGGTCATGGTCATCGAAAAACTTCTGAATCTCCCTGTCCGTTTCCCTCTCCGTGTACCAGTCCAACCACACCATCAACAAAATCACCAGACCTACAATCATTGCCAGACTAGTAATCATCGGGACTCCCACACAACCATTGTCAAAACAGACACAATCCAGGTGAACAACATCACTGTGGCTATGAAATCGAAGCTCAAACTCTGTCCTTAATTGTCATTGTTTCAGGGGTGAAATCCAGGGTGATGTACTCCAAACCGGAGGGGTCAGCCCGCCCAGCCCTGTTCTTTACTGTTGACACGTTCAACGCTGAGGGTCCGAATGGTTCCGGAACTTTGTGCAACGTCAGCACCATTTCGGGCACCCTGGCGATCTGCCCCTTCACCCCCGAGAGGGGGATGCAGGAATCGGCATCGTTGTACTTGCCTGTCACATGGTGTAACCCGATGATGCAGGACTGTGTTTTGCGTGCCTGATCGTGCAGGTAATCCATCAACGATTCCAAACCTGAGAATGGGTCATCATCGTTTTCTAGGCTGCCTGTGCGGACGTTGGTGATGTTGTCGATGACCACCAACGCCGGGAAATCGTCATACAGTTCCTCGAAGGCTAGTAGGGATGTGTTGATTTGTTTCATGTCCGGTGAGGCGTTGAACTTGAACCGGATGGGTAGCTCGGATAGTTCTGTTTCGGTTTCTCCTAACTGGTTTTCCCGCACCATGCGGGAGGTTTTTCCCATGTCCCACCCGGTGATGATGGACAGGGTTCTGGATAGCTGGGTGAAAGCGTCGGAGTCGGCTGACAGGTACAGGGTTGGCACTCGCGCTTTGATTGCGTAGGTCAAAACCATTGCCGATTTGCCCACACCCGGCCCCGCGCAGACGAGGGCTAGTTGGCCGCGCAGGAATTGCGCTTCAAGGGTTTCCCAAACCTTTGGTAGCGGGTCACCCGCTGACCCTTTGACGTGTAACGCTTGTAGTGGGGTGAACAATCATCCTCCATTGTCAAGTTGCGTAGTCACAAAAGAAAGCCACGCTACAGAAGCGGCACTTCGAGGGTTCTGGTTCTGGATCAAACCTTCCCGCAGCAATGTTGTCCTCCAAAGCTTTGAAAGCCTCAGTGACCTTCTCTTTCGTCCAGTCCCCGATCCGGTACGGGACGGTGGGCTTACCCGACTTCCCCATGAAGTAGTCACCAACCTGGGGTGGGTCGATACCAAAGCTTTCCGAAATGCCAACCGAGTAGACACCTAGTTGGAAGTCGTCACCGGGGGTGTTGCCTGTTTTCAAGTCTCTAACAATCAAGCCTTCGGTTGGGTGAACAATCAGAGTGTCGATGAACCCTCTGACCAGCACACCATCCAAATCAACGTCGAACCCGAGTTCGATGCCGGGTTGCCCATCGGGGCTGACCCACACAACCTCATCGGGATGGTTCTCGTACCAGCGAATATATTTTTCGCACTGGTCCAAACCTAAACCAAACCTGCGTTCCACATCTGTTTCGCCGGCATACGGGCCAGAAGCAAACCAGTAGTTGAAGTTAGGTGTGACCTCGCACGCCTCGTTGATGTGTTTCTGATAAGACTCCCTGAACACATCCTGCATAGCTTCAAGGCTCATTGTCCTACCGGACTTCTCGTAGGCTTCCGCAGCCTCATGCACAGCGGAGCCTTGGGCCAGCCATGCAGCGGGTTTCTCCCAGACCTTTTCAACCCTTGACAAGTAGTAGGCGTGTGGGCAACGCTCGTACTGCTTGAGTTGCGACACGCTACGATGCGGCTTGGTCAACTTCCACCCCTATCCGGTAGACGGTAATCAAAGCTTCCCCGAACATCATGTCTGGGTCATCCCCTGTCAAGGCTGTGATGATCCTGTGGGGGTTGTTGTTGAGGACACGGTTCACAGGTTCAAGCCTGGGATCGTTGTCGGGCACTAGCACGCTGCGGTATACGCACAGGTATTCTCCTTGCTGTGTGACTGACAGCCACATCGGGTGGTGGATATCTTCAACCTGGGTCTGGGGTTGAGGCGGCACGATCTTCTAGCTTCCCTTCGGTTCACGGTCTGCGTGGTGGCATACGCCACAACAACTTCCCTTCATCGGTCAACGTCGTGTGTTCGTTGACTCTGATTATCAAGTCTCCATCAGAGGTCTGACGTTTTCTGTAAGCCCACCCACCTGTGCTGGCAACACCAGGCTCAGGGGGAAGATCGGGGTTGAACTCTACTACCAAACCTTCGTCTAGTTTGCGGTAGAAGGTTTGGAGCCGGCGAACCTTGTGGATGCTCATACCTTTGCCACCCGTTGCCATGTACTCGGCGTGGTCCCGCATGTACCTGTACGGTGCTGCCTGTGTCTGCGGAACATGGACGGTCCAGGGGAAGTGCTTCAACGCTTCCTCACGCGGCGTTCTGGACCCGTTGTAGTTGTGTTTGTGCCATGACACAGCTTGCCGGGTGACACCGAACATGTCGGCTATCGCGGTTTGCGTGTAGCCTTGCCGTTTCAAATCTTCTATTACCGCAAGTGTTAGTTCTGGTTTCGCATCCATCATGCCCTTCTTATCCCCCGAGTTGTGTTATGGTTTACAGCACCATAATACAGGTTATGCCGGCCGTTGTCAAGCCAACACACGAATTGCATAAACAATCTTCGTCGCTGTCATCGTGCAACCAAACCTCTTGCATGATATCCATTGTCTAGTCCTCCCCGGTCAGAAAGCTGATACGTTCACGAACTTCGTCTAAGTCCCAGCCGATAACCTCAAACTCTGAGGCCCGGGCGTAGCGCATCTGTTTGACTAGCTCTGCCTCGTACTCGCGTGCCTGGTACAGTGTCATGTCTTTGACGTGTACTGTCATACCTCAAACCTCTCAACCATAAAGGCGTAGCCATAGGGTGTGTAGTTACCCATGTTCTCCGCACCCAACTCCCTGCGGTATCCCAAAGCACGCAACGGTTCACGCCACGGCAGATCAGCAATGTCCCAATGATCGTCTTGGTTGAATCCTGCGGGTACTTCCAGATCAACCTCATGGAGAACATCTACACCTTCAAAGATTTGCCCGTCCTCAAAGGTGGCGCTCATAACTACAAGTGCCGGCGGGTCGCCCTGGTTCCAGATACCGACCTCTGCCCACGTTCTGATTTCAAAGCTCATGCCTGTACCTCCATCTGGTTGATCCCCCATGACATAAAACAAGCAGCCCCGTCCGCATCGAAAGCTTTCTCATCACCACCGATGAAGTGCTCGGCTGGGTGAACGCGGGTATCGACCGCGTACTCTCTACCGTCAACCCATGCCTTGAAGTAGGAGTACGCACTAGCCTGTGTCTCGAACACAACCTTGATGCCGTCAATCCAATCGGTTTCCTCTGCATCCCGGTACACGTCTACGTCCAACAGATAAACATTCATAACTCAAACCTCCGTATTCTCAAGCCGAGCGCCAAGCGACAAAGCCGTATTCACCAACTCCACCAACGCATGCTCCAAACAAATCTCACGCTTCGCGGCGTAAGCAACAATCTCAGCGCGGCGTGCATACGGTGCCAACGGACCATCGTCGCCCGGTAACTCATCCAAAACCAGCCGAGCCAACCTGCCGGCATTCAAAGCTATCTCCAACTCAAGCCCCATAGCCGTATCCATATCGTCGCATTCGATAGCCTCATCCCACAGGGTATCCATGCCGATGATCTTGTATGCCAAGTCTTTCATAACTCAAACCTCCGATTCCGTACCAACAAAATTAATCGAATACCCACCAGAAAGATTAGGCATGAAACGCTTATACACATTGAAGTAGAAACCTACCCGGTAGTCGATACCCTCAACATCAAACAAGTAGTTTTCAATGTACTCTGCTGCTTCACGCTTAGTCTCACCTGTGACGGTAACGTCTGTGTACTGGTCGTCTTTGAGTAGGAACGCTGTAATCATGCCTCAAACCTTTCCGTTGTAACAACCATTATACGCCATACACCAACCCTTGTCAAGCCTTAAAGATGATGTACCCGTCATTCCACTCCACGCTATAGCCCATATCTGACAGCCGAGACTCTGTCTCATGCACGATATCATCTAACGCATCAAGGCTATCGGTAGAGGCCAAACCTTCTGTTAGAAGCGATTGCAAAGCCTCAATTTCGCTGTTGGGACCAGACACAACAGCAAGGTCCAACGCATCCTCAACAAACCTTAAGGACAGTTCCTCTACCGTGCGCTGCGAGCTACCCTCACGCTGCACCACGATAGATTCATCGTGGTAATTCCAAACCTCTAACGGATCATTCATAATGAAACCTTTCCAATCGTTGCGTGTCGCCTTAGCGAACCTAGTTTTATTACGGTGGGGACTAGCTGCGCTGGAACGTCTTAGTTCTAGACGCCGGCGAATACGATCATTCATACCTTTCTAAAGGTTCGCCAACCAAAATCAGACACCCCGGTTGACTCAAACCTTTCCCAAGATTCCAGCGTGAACCGGTTGTCCAACCATTGCCCTT